AGACTTTCTTGTGATAAAATTCAAATCTTGCCTCAGCGTCATCTATGTAATCATGACCTATATGATTATCAAAAGATACTGCAAGTGCATTAGATAAGATAGTAGGTATTGCCTCTGGATTTTGTTTCTTATCTTTACCATCTAGAATCTGAATACCTTCTAGAACGGCATTGTGTACTGCACGGTCTTTACAAAACTTTTCTGTTGTATCTAATAACCATTGTAATTCTACTTCTTGATTATCAAGTTTATTTACAATAGTTTTTATTTCAGATAATTCTTCTTCTTTTAAATCTTTTCTTTTATTTAATTCTACAAGTATAGTTTCTTTTGTAGGTAAATTTTTATACTTGTTTACAAACTCATTTATTTCACCGAACAATGTTGATTCATTATGATTAGTAAAAAATTCTGACTTTATAAAAGGTAAAGCCTTTCTTGTAAAGTCTTCATTATAAAATAAGTTTCTTAATATAATTCTTTCTATTCTATCACTCATTCGTGTCCTCAAATTTCAAATCTAACTTACCTGTTGCTAATTGTTCTTCTACTAAATCTATTAGAATATCGCCAATGTAATTGATAAATTCTTCTGTATCAACATCTATATCATTAGGATTTCTTACGATATTATAATCAAAGATAACTGACATCTTTTCATCATCTTCTACTGGTTTAAAACCTACATTACCATATTTGTATATGATATCTTTATACTTGTCTTCTACAAGTTTTATACAGGTATAATCATCTTGCTGTCTTTGTGCAAAGACATATTTTTTAGTCTTCTGTACCGTAGGTAAATTTTCGTTTTGTGTACTCATCAATCTTCTCTAATATTTCTTTTGTGAAATATTTTTCAGGTTCATTATTAATAGTTTTTGCATACTGTTTATTGCCATCTGGTAATTCATATCTTGTTGATACTTTTTTAAATAAACCAGATTCTTCTGCAAGGTCTAACAGACCATAATATTGGTCTAGACCTTTTGAGTAAGTAAGTCTAACATCTACTATGGCATTTTCTTTTGTAATTCTTGACTTGTAATTTTTACAATGCACAATATTACCTACAACTTCTGCACCATCTTTTTCTTTTTTCTTACCTAAGTAAACAATACTTGAAGCTGCATATTTAAGACCAGACCCACCACCCATTTCTTTTTGTGGGAACATAGAACCTATCACATCATAAGTATGATTAGTCATAATCATTGGCACATTTGCCTGACCTAATTTTAAAGTTAAAACTCTAAATGCCGATTTAACAATTTGACTTCTTGTCATGTCTCTAGTTTCTTTACCTTCTGCTGTATCTTCCATTTCTTTTGTTGTTGATAACATACCTAAAGAATCTAACACGAACATGATAGGTTTTCTTTTATCTTTTTCTTGTTCTAGATACTTGTCAAGAACTCTAATTGCTTGTAATCTAAACTCTTGAACTGTTGCAACTGGCATGATAACTATTCTGTTTGTATCTAAACCTCTTTGTTCTAACATATCTTTTGATACTGCATTTTCTGATTCAAAATAAATCACACCAGCATCCTTATCTTTATCTAGAAAATGTTTACATACACCTAATGCAAAGAAAGTTTTACCTGTTGCGGCCTCACCTGCAATCGCTGTTATACGATTACCTGGTAAACCACCGAATATACTGCCTGATAATAAGGCGTTGAAAGCATATGAACCTGTGTCAATAAAACTATCAACATCACCACCTGTAACACCATCAGACGCTAAAGTGGCATATTCATTGCCTGTCTCTTTAATTATATCTTTTAAAAAATTACTCATCATATTACCTCAATGTTTACATTATACACTATTCAAAGAAATTGTCAAGTGTGGTTGTTCTTGAATGTCTGAATAAATCTAAATCAGAATGTACTGAATGAAAGCACCACACATTTTCTATGAATAACATATTCATAAACTCGTTCAATTCTTCTTTTGTTTTAAACTTAGCATTACCCTGTGGTCTTTGCATAATTCTCATGCCTATCTGACCTATAAAATATTCTTCTAGTGAATCAACTAATTCATCACAACTATAATATCTTTTGCCCTTAATCTTTGGGTCCATGATATTTACAAATAGAAAACCATTTTCTGATAAACTCTTATGACTATTTAGTGAGACTGGTAAATAGAAATCATCACGCCATTTTTCATACTCATTAAATTTAAACCATGATTGGTCTTCTTCATGTTCACCACCCTTATTATATTCTTCTGTACTAAAATAAGGTGGACTTGTAAATGCACAATCTACATTATTGATTTCATCCCAAGGTAAATCTTCTGCACCACATCTGTAAATTCTAACTTTCTTTTTGCCGTCTACACCTATAAATGAAGGACTATCTTTTGTAGTTTGACCTGCATGTATCTTAACATCTGTATTGCCTAAAAACTTTTCGTAAGTTTCTATCTGTTTGTAATACTTTAGAAATGTATTTGGATTAGGGTCACAACCAATATATTCTTCGGCATCCGAAGTATAGAAACCTGCAAGTCTATCACCCCAACCACAACTTGTATCTAAAACTTTTTTAGCGTCTGTCATTTGATATACTGCCTTTGCAACATTAGGTTTAAATTGTGTTGCAATATAAGTACCTAATCTAAATGCACTCATGTAACTTGCTTCTATTAGTGAACCACCTCTAAGTTTTTCTTCACCATCAATATTAACTTTTTTCATACTATTAATACCACGCCAAATAGGACCTAGGCACTTCCAGATATCTTTCGCTGTGCCTTGGGTCCATACTTCTATTGGTGCTTTAAAACCATAACTACCACAGTTAAGTCTTAACTCTTGATGAAAATAATTACTAATAGAATTGTAGGTGCTAGGGGCGTCTATCAATCCTAAACCATGTTTACTAAATGGGTATTTGTAATCATCATACTTTTCAAATACTGTTTTATCAATATTCTCTAAAGGTTTTATTATCTTCCATATATCATCATTTTTTAATTCGTTAAATAATTTTCTGACATCTTTTTCTTGTATGTCTTTAAGAGGAAATTCAGGTCTATTCTCTGCAATATAATCTGCTAAGTCTAATCTAAATTGTTCTTTACCTATTCTATCTGTGTGATGTTCAAACTCACTTTGATTCATGATAGGTAAACCATCTTTATTTGCATATTGTTTTAGCCATTCGCTCATCCGAAAAATGCCTCCAAACTTGCTTTGTGTTCAACTTCCCAACCTATACTCTCTAGTATAAATGATAGAGGAGTAATAAATGTTTTTTCAAACTGTATATCTCTATCAATAAAATCATTTAACTTAAATTCTGTAGGCAGTTTTGTTATATAACTTATGACATCATGTTTAAAAGGATTTCTGTCTTTTAGTTTTATAAATTTAATCTTATCACCTTCTTGTATTGCCGGATAGATATGGTCTATCTTATGTTCTTTTATTTGATGATTATAAATCAATGCACCTTTTACATGTATAGGTGTGCCTTTTACAAATATATCTTTTGCACTTCTATACTTTCTTAGATTATTACAACTTCTAGGAAAAGATATTTGTTCTGGTGTCATCTGATTAAATTCTTCTCTAAAGTCTGCAACAAATTTTATAAGTGTATCGTTGTCTTTAGTCATCATGATATCAATTGCCTCTTTAATTTTACCACGACAAACTTCTGGCGTTGAAGACTTAACAGCCTCAATGCCCATAATTTTCATTTTAGGTTTTGTATATCGAATACCTTCTTCATCTAATACATGCAACATGTATCTTTTCTTGGCAGTCCATATCGCCTTGTCGGCAATAACTTCTCGTTTCATAACCATTCTTTGTTGAAATGCATTAGTATAATCTGCTAATTCATTAAAACATTTTTCAATAAATGGTTCTATCTTTTGTTCAATAACTTTATCTAAAAATTTTAGTATCTGTTCTGTGTCTTTACCTTCACATGTTTTTTCTACAAGTTTATCTAGACACAAATAAATTGAATCTGTATCGGATGCCACAATGTAATCTACTTTATCATGTGTCTGCATAACTTTATTCATGTAATCATTTACATTTTGTTCTATATGTCTAATAACTAATTGACCTGCTGTTGTAATCGCTGTTGCCTGTCTAACATCATAGTATCTGAAGTATTGATTACCGATAGCACCATAAGCACTATTTAATGCAATCTTTTTTGCCCATTGAATATTATGACATCTTGCAATTTCTTTTTGATATGATTTATCTTTTGTTTCTTGATACTTCTTCTTTGCCTCTAACATTTTATTTTTATAGACAACTCTATCTTGATACATCTTGTCTAATAATCTAGGTAAGAAACCTGCATTGTCTCTTTTAAATCTTGCACCATTAGGTGTCATACATAAGTTAGCAGATTTTAAATGTTCTAGATTAGGTTTCTTTGCAAGTAATTTATTTACAGTTACACTATTTGTATCTATACCTACTATCTTTTCTGGTGATATATTGTATTGCATAATCAAATGAGGATAAAGTGAATTGATATCAAACGATACTATCCACTTATGCATACCTGTGATTGGGTCTTTTACATATGCACCGTCATATTTAGAATCTTTTATCTTCTCAGATTTTTCAGGCACTACAATATGTTCTTTTCTTAAAAAGTTATAAATCAAAACATCCCACACTCTTACTTGTGAGAACACATCATCATAGTTTACTTTTGCCTCATAAGCCATAGTTAATATCAATTCAATAAGTTTTAGTTTATCTTCTAGTTTATCTACGATTTCTACATCTTGTATATTATAATCTACAAACGATTGAAAGTCTTTTGTATACCACTCTCTAAAAGTTTCATAAGGCATTTCATCTTTACCTACACCCAACTCAACTTTACCTATATAATCAAGTTTATAACTTTCTTGACTTACAGGTATAAACTTTTGATACAAGTCTATATAATCTAACATTGCAATACCCATAATACTGAATATTGTTTTAGGTCTACCTCTTACAACAACCTCTTTCTTTTCTACATACTTCCATGGCGAAAAGTTTCTAACAACTTTATCATCTGTTAGTCTGATAATTCTATTCATTAGATAAGGTATATCAAAGAACTTACAATTCCAACCTGTAATAATATCTGGATAGTTTCTCATCCAGAATGTCATAAACTCTTTAATGATTTCTTTTTCAGAATTACATCTGACATAAGTTACATCTTCTCTATCAGTTTTAAAATCACCTGTGCCCCATGTTATAATTTGTTTGTTAGTTTGATTCTTAACTGTTAGACATAATATTTCTTCAACAGGATTATCTACATCAGGAAAACCTTCCTCACAACTTGTCTCTATATCAATAGTAAAGATTTTAATTTTATCTTTTTGCCATTCAACATCATCTTTATATTCGTTTGCAATATATTGATATGCAAATCTTTCCATACCATAGATAGGAGAATTAGAGTTATCATAACTCTTTTTAAATTCTCTTGCCTTTATGATACTATCGAACTGTGTTGGCTGTAGATAATCGCCTTGCAAGTTAGTATGTTTAGTT